TGGCGGGTCTCTTAGTGTGGTTAACAATATCAATGTGACCAGTTCAGGAGATGAGAAACAAGACAATAAGATGTCAAGAGATATCGCAAGAGCGATTGATGATAAGATTAAAATGCAAATAGCAGCACAGCAAAGACCTGGTGGAGTATTGAATCCAACAAGTCGAGTAGCAATGGCGAGGTAATGATATGGCAAGTTTACCATTTGAACCAACAAGAGCAAGCCAAAGGACTGTAACACCGAGATTCCTAAGAGCTGATCTTGGAGATGGATACGATCAGAGATCCGGAGATGGTATTCAAACAATCAAAGAAGAATGGTCAGTATCATTTATGGCATTAGATTCAACCAATGCTGATACATTAGTTTCATTCTTTGAGGATTTAGAAGGATATCAAAATTTCACATGGATACCATTCCGCCAGTCTGTTGCAAAGAAATTCATATGTATAAATTGGTCAGAGAGTTTTCCTGGTAGGAATTTAACAAATGTAGACGCAACATTCAGACAAGTATTTGATAGGAGTTAAAAATGACAATTGATGCCCCAATAGCAGCAGATGTACAGAACCTTGCTGTAGGAAATATAGTTAGTTTATTTGAACTTGACTTGACACCTATCGGCGGTGTGGATACTTTATACTTCACTGAATCAATTGACAATGATTACACACCTATTTCTTTCGCCAACCAGGAATACACACCAATTCATATGCAAACAAGTGGATGGCAGGTTACAGGAACTGAATCAATGCCAAGACCAAAGATGGTTGTTTCAAATGTTCTATTAACATTTGCGGCATATATAAATAACTTTGAGGATTTAGTAGGAGCACAACTAACAAGACGTAGAACACTTGAGAAGTATTTAGATGGTAAACCTGAAGTAAATCCAGCAGCAGAATTTCCAAAGGACATCTTTGTAATTAGAAGTCTTCCACAAAAAACAAAAGCAACAGTTGAATTTGAATTAGCACCTTATATGGATTCAGAAGGAATCAAGATTCCAAAGAGACAAATTTTAAGAGACTTCTGCAGGCAGGCATATAGAAAATATAATGAGGGACCTCCAGAAAGTTTTAGTTATACAAATGCAACATGTCCTTATGTTGGGGCATACTATTATGATAGATTGGGTGCCTATTCTGCGGATATGAGTAAGGACAACTGTGGAAAAGAGTTGGCTGATTGTGAGATGAGATTCGCAGCAAATAAAGTATCAGGTACAATCTATATTCAAGATGCTGAACCAGTTGTAGTTGTTGGAGCATATTGGTTAGACACAGGAACAGCTCCAAACATATGGTACATTGGAATGGAAGCAGAAGCCCCTGAAGTTGATTATTGGGGAACATTGAAACCCAACCCGCTTCCGACATGGGCGTTCCCATCAGTAGCAAGATTCAGATTATAAAGGAAAATTTATATGAAAGAATACTTTGATAAACAAATTGTAAGACAAGCGGAGCTACATGCACAGGCTGAATACCCTAAAGAAGCATGTGGTTTCATACTGGACAAATACTATCACCCAATAGTAAATGTAGCAGAAGATCCTGTTAATGATTTCAAAATAAGGCAAGAAGAATATCTGAAGTTTAATGGGGAAGTCAGGGCGATCATGCATAGTCATGCTGACTATCCCCATCTATCAAAGCAAGATATGATCAGTCAAATCAAAACAGCAATTCCATGGGGGATTGTGTTTCTACATAATGGAGCAGTCCAACATACATTATTTTGGGGAGATCAACTTGAACCACAAGACTTAGTAGGACGACCATTCATTCATGGTCTTTATGATTGCTATTCAATTGTTAGAGACTATTGGAGATTGAAAGGGTATGATGTTATGCAATTCCCAAGGGATAATCTCTGGTGGGAAAAGGATCCTTCAATGTTGGAGAATCTTTGTCATGAGTGTGGATTCGATTTCATAGACGAATCAAAAGCAAGGGAAGGTGACGTAATCTTTATGAAGATTCAGGCACCTGTAGTTAATCATTCAGCTATTCTGTTGAAAGATGGTTTGATTGTTCATCATTTGTATGATCAACTTAGTAGAAGGGAACCAATTAACAGATGGCGACAAAATATAACTGGATATTTGAGGTATATACATGCTTAGAAAAGTTCATCTCTTAGGAGAAATGGGAGAGAAATACGGCAAGGAACATGAGTTTAATAATTTGAGTTCTGTAAGTGACGCCCTTCGTGCATTAGATGCCAACTATCCTGGATTTATCCGAGACATCAAAAAAGAAGAACACTATAACGTATGTATTGGTGACTTTGATGATAAACATGCACTTGATGATGTTACTATCAGAATGAATCACAAAGAAGGTGCTATATGGATTGCACCTGAAATTGTAGGAAAGAAAGCAGGAATGCTTGCAACTGTATTGGGAGCTGTTTTGATTGTTGTGGGTATCGTCCTATCAATTTACGGTTTCGGAGCAGGCGCACCTTTAATCAAATTAGGTGCTGGTCTTATGTTATCAGGTGTGGCAATGATGCTTACACCTGTACCTGGTTCACCTGAATACAGTCAAAGAGAAGAACCAGATGAAAGACAGAGTTTCCTTTTCGATGGAGCAGTAAATACAAATGAACAGGGTGGATCAATCCCAATTGCTTATGGTCAAGTATTACTCGGATCAACAGTTGTAAGTACAGCAATAGATGTAGAGGATATATAAATGGAAGATAAATTCATTATCGGTTCAAAGAAAAGTAAAGAACCAAAACCACGAACTCCGGTTGAAGATCCAAATACATTACAATCAAGAGCGGTTGCTACATTTGTCGACTTGATTTGTGAAGGTGAAGTTGAGGGTCTTGTCAATGGTGAGGAAAGTGTTTACTTCAATCAGATACCTATTCGTGATTCTGGTGGAGCATATAACTTTCAAGGAGCGACATATGAATTTAAACCTGGTGCGCCTGATGGTGTTTCATTAAAGGATTACCCAACGTCTGAATCTGAGAGATCAGTTGATAAGAGATTAGAAAAAGGACAATACGCACAGGAAAACATTTCGGATCCTGATGTAGATGATCTACGATTATCATTCACAATTCCATCTCTGTTTGCAGTCAATTCAGAGAATGGTGATATCAAGAAAACAACTGTTGAATGGTTTATTGAGATTCAACCTTCGGGTGGTGCTTGGACGACAGCAAAGAATATGTCTAAACATGGTAAGTGTATTTCATCTTATCAAACAGATATCAAACTTACACAACTAACAAGAACCTATGGTCCTGGTCCTTGGAAGATAAGATGTGCCAGGCTTACAGATGAATCACAATCAAACAGTTTACAGAATGATGTTTATTGGGCAGGTATCACACAGATCATCAATAGAGTTTTAATCTATCCTGATTCATGTTTGATTGGTGTAACTATCAACTCACAACAATTCGGTTCACGAGTTCCTTCACGTTCATATGAAATACATGGCACTCGAATCCAAATACCTTCCAATTATAATCCAGTTGACAGATCATACGGTTCAACCTGGAATGGTACATTTCAAAGAGCATACTCCAACAACCCTGCATGGGTGTTGTACGACTTAGCGACAAATAAGCGATACGGACTTGGACTTGATGCCAGTCTTGTCGATGAATGGGGGTTGCTAACTATCGCCCAATACTGTGACCAATTAGTTGATGATGGTTTCGGTAGTCTCGAACCAAGGTTCACATTCAACGGAGTCATGCAGCAACGAACTGAAGTCATTCATGCAATCAATATGATATGTTCAAACTTTAGGGGAATGCCTTTTTGGGCAGGTGGTAAATTAAGAGTAGCACAAGACTCACCTAAAGATCCTGTCAAGTTAGTTACAGCTGCAAATGTTGTAGATGGATTATTCACATATTCATATTCAGCGATTGATACTCGTTATACTGTTGCCAATGTGAGTTGGAATGACCCAGATGAATTTTTTAAACTGACAGTTGAAGCAGTTGATGATAAAGACGGTATTGAAAGAT